GGGCGGGCGCTCATGGGTCTACCCATCGGCAGCGGGGGGGTCAATCGCCGCCCCGTTTTCATATAAGCACCTTGAAAATTGAGCATAAAAAAGAACCCCCGCCACGAAAATTCACGCAGCGGGGGCTGTCGTCATATGGAGGGGCTGTTTTCACTGCCGCTGTCCTGGCCGAAGCCTGCGGCTTTTGCGGACTCGTAGGTAATACCGCCCCGGCGGTGGTCCGATTTTGCCATGCTGAGATAGCAGGAACAGACCACGCCATGAGCGGTCCAGGGCAGGCCCACCATAGCGGACAGCCAGGGCAAGGCCCCGGCATAGTCCCTATAGATGCAGTAAGCGGCCAGCAGAAGCCCCCCCAGGGTCACCGCCCACAGCAGCAGGCGGATGTCCGCAATCAGCCGTTTGGAGAACTCCTGCGACTTTTGCCCGGCCATGCGTTTCCCCCGCCCCATCATGCCAGCCCATGCTTCAGGACGAAGTTGTACAGCACCTGGGCGCACTGTTCGCGGGTCAAGAGGTCCTCCCACATGAAATTGGGCTGGCCGTCCGGCGCAGTGCCGCTCCCGGAGAAAATCCCCTTTTCCACAACATAACGGCGGGCGGCCTCCGAATAGGCGCTGCTGTCGTTGTCCCGGAGACTGTTCCGGTATTCCGCCATAGCCGTGCGGAACATCTGATTAAATTTACTCTGGTCCATATTGTCCTCCTCATATGTGGGGCGATAGGCCCCGACGATGTACTTTTTGGGCCGCCTGCGGCGCATTACAGCCCCGCCGTTGGCCTCATTGGTGGGGGCGGTGTTGCCATCAATGGTGGTGATGTACTGGCCGTCCCAGCCCTCACAGATGCCCACATGCTGGGTATTTCTCTTGCCGTCGAAGTTGAAAAAGATAATGTCTCCGGGCAGATAGTTTTCCCGGACCGCCTGCGCCTTGTGGAAGCCCAGCAGCGTGGAGCAGGAGGCAGTTCTCTTCCCGCCGTAGAACAGCCCGGAGGCTCCGGCCTCCCGGAACACCCACCAGACGAACGCACAGCACCAGGGGTACGCGCTGCCGGAGACCTCCTGGCCATAGTAAGCCGTGTTGAACTTGACCCGGTTGGAGTTGGGGGGATTTTCTTTGATGTCCAGCTGTGACCGGGCGATTTCCAGAATTGTTTCTGCTGTCATGCCACCGCCTCCAGCTCATGGTGCAGCTTCAGCACAGCCGCCTCAATGGCGGAGTCGATTTCACTTTCGCTGAAGATAAAGCCCTTTTCCCGCAGGAAGGCCAGCACAGCCTTTTTCTTCGCTTCACCTTGGGTGCTGTCCCACATCTGCTCCGCCGCCGCCACGGCGATCTCCACCCAGCGCAGCAGCTCCTCACGCTCCTGGGCGGAGGTCTTGCGCTTGAGCCATGGAATTACGAAAGCGGTGATAAGCGCCGCCAGCAGAGCAATCACAGCATTAAAAATAGGGGTCAAATCAGTCATGGTTGTCATCCTTTCCGTTTTTCAGTACAGTTTTCAAACACAAGAGTCAGGCCAGCGGCTCTCACAGCCCCACCCGCGCCAGCACCGCGCCCAGGACCGCCGCCAGAACGAGCCAGAAAGAGTTTTCCTTGAGCTTGTCCAGGAGCCGTTCCGGCTTGGCCTGCTGGGCCTCCTGGTACTCCACCACCTTATCCAGCTTTTCGTCCATGCTGTCGATTTTCGCGTCCAGCTGGGCTTCCCGCTGGATACGGTTTTCCCGCTCTGCGTAGTATGCTTTCCGGAACGCCTCCTCCCGCGTCTGGCCGGTCTCCAGGTCCTCCACACGCTTCTCCAGCAGGACAAGCCGGGTCGCGCTGCGGCAGGTCTGGGTGGGGTCGTTTGCACATTTTTCGGGCATGATGGTCCCTCCTCAATCTGTGGTTTTTATGCAAGGTCAATTTGTTTTTCTGTGCGTAAAGTTGGAACAAAAAAATACCTCCGTTCGTTCTTGACAAAACGGAGGCGGATGCGTATAATCAAAATCAGAAGGGCGCTGCTACAGGCGGTTGACCCAAACCTTATATCAACTTACGTTGACCGTCCGGGTCCTAGCCGGGCGGTCAACACGCGTTTGGGGAAAGTATGTAGAGCAAAACTGCCAGACATACCAGAAACCGCAATACTGCGACTATCTGCTCTTTCCGCATCCGCTACCACCTCCCCCCTATTGGGATTTGCGCAGGGGTTCAAACGGTGGGCCAACCGCCTTTTTATGTAACAGCGTCCTTCTGCACTTATCATACAGTACGCGCCGTGTCTTGTCAATTCCTGCCGCCCCGTGAGGGGCGGTTTTTTGGACTAGAATTTATACTTTTGGACCATGGAAAAAAACCCCAGTCCCTAATCCATCTGCTTTTTGATAAAAAGTTTCTCTTATTATGTCGTAAAGCCCAGTTACTCCAGCAAAGTTCGTACACGGGACTAAATCAGAAACGATAGAATCTCCAGAATAAATTTTACAAGAATATAGTTTACTAGATGTACTCATATTTTGTGTGGTCCCGTCTGTGGAAGAATGAAAGAGTATGAATTTTCCAAATGAAGGTGCTATATTATTTCCCATAGAATACAAATTTTCACCAAAAGAAATGGATTTTTGGGGAAAGTCCAGTAAAATAGAAACTTTTTCCCCTCTTAAATCACTACTTACTGTTACAAGCGAACCCGCCGTATCTGTAAATCTATATGTTATATTTTGACCGTTATTTCTTTGGCCTACATAATATGTGCCGGTTGATAAAGATCCTCCACAAAAAAACTGATCATAATCAATTTTATCACTTACCATCCAATCCATAATTATTTTAGTATCAGACAACTTTGGGACAAATTCTGTATCTATACAAGCTCTTTTGCCTTCAAGATATATATATTCATATTCTGTATATCCTTCTGGCAATCTATTGAGAAAGCTATGTTCTATTTTCTTAATCGCATTTATAGTAATAGGCCCTTTTGTAATATCTCCAAGTGTAGCTGAAACGCTCCAATCCCCCGGAGCCGTCAAAATAACCGTTGCCGTCCCGCTGGAATCTGCAACCGCCGTTAAGATAGTTTCGCCCTGTGCGGCTGTTACAGTGGTTCCTTGCTTCGCTGTCACAACCAACGGAATTGCATAATCAGAACTGCCGCCGCCCGCTTCCAGGGCCAGGATACGGCTGGCGAAGCTGTTAGCCGGAATAGGCTCTGTAGTTCCTTCTTTTTGCCGTATGGCATCCGCAATCGCTTTCAGCTTTCCTTCCTGCGTACTCAATACGTTCCCTCCCAACTGTCCAGCACGGCGGCCTGGATGGCGGCGTTGACCTGCTCCATCGTCACGCCGGAAGCCCCGCTTGGCCCCGCGGGTCCTGGCGGGCCTTGCTCTCCTTGGGGGCCGGCGGGTCCTGGCGGACCCTGCTCTCCCTGGGGACCGGCGGGGCCTGGATCGCCCTTATCGCCTTTCGGGCCTTGTGCTCCGGTGTCACCTTTTGGCCCTTGGGGACCGGCAGGTCCGGTGATCCCCCCTCCGGCCGTTACTCCCAAAGCCCGCTTCACATCATCCGTCGCAAGCTCTCCAGACGGGTACAGCAACTCAGTGACAAGCACACTCCCTGCGTAATCGGCCCAAGCTGCCGAGGTTCTATCTTGCGATAGCAGAGCCAAACGGCCGCCGCCATATTTCACGATGGCCGCAGCGATTGGAAGCTTATACTCCGTGAACTGTACTCCGTCCTCTGTATAACGGCCCGTATCTGTACCGTCCACCAAGAAAAATCCGTTTCCACACTCTGTCAGACCGCATGCTTCCATGGGAAGCGTTACAGCTTTGAATGTACTTCCGTCTCCAATGACAAACGACCGCCCCAGAATACCTGCAAACGTTCCGTTGTTGACTGCCAGCTGGTAGGCAGGCCACCACCAGTAAAGCGGCTGCTCAGGGTGCGGCAGGCTGTCCTGATACACGACCGTCCAGCGGGAACCGTCCGTGCTTTTCAGCAGATAGTTGACTCCGCTGCGATTGGACCCCGAACAAATAACCGTATTCTCCGTGCATACGATTCTTTTGGCTGTGAAATTTTCAATGGGAAACTCTGCTTTCGTCCAGGTATTACCACCGTCTGCTGTCACAAAACCGCATTCTCCTGCTACAATCCAACGGTTGTGCGACTGCAAACAAATCGCGTATATATTGATGGCGGAAACACCTTGCGGCCGGTCCAAGGCAACCGTGTCAAACACTACAGTCCAGTTCCTGAAATCCTGCGTTTTGGACAGGACGTTTCCATCGCACACAATCAATCCAGTCTCGTCCAAGGCCGCATCCCAAAGAGTTCCGGAAACCTTTTGCGCAATAACGCTGCTGCTGCTGACCCAGTTCTGACTCAGCGTACAGTAGCCGCCAGAGCGGGCAATACAGAAGAATTGTTTCCGGGCTTCGGAATAGCCGATGTGGTAAAACTCATAGGAGGGGATACTTGACATTCCGCTGTCGGAGATTCCGCCATCTCGTGTAATGCAGCGCACCGCGCTGCCCAGCACGGACGGTTCTCCATCCACGGTCAGCTCCGCGCCGTTTTCAGCTGTTGTTTCCAGGATCACATGATTCTGTGACACATTCTCAAACGCCTCATTGACGGCGTTCACACCCTGCTGGGCCTTGTTGACCTGCTGCATCAAATAGTTGTAGCCGTGCTGCCGGGACAGCCCCACGGAGGCCCCGTCCGGCGCTACGATCTGCCCTGCGGTCCAGTTCTCCGGCAGGTCCGCGGGCAAGGGGGTCTCAATCGGCCGGTTCGCCATTGGCTGCCGCCTCCTTTACGATAAAACTGTGGCGCAGGGAGATGACCTGCTCCAGCACCGGCACGGAAACCGTACTGCAGCTCAAAACCCCGCCGTCCTTGTCCAGCAGCTCCGCCAGGGTGATTTCCCCGGCCTGCTCCCGCCGCACCGGGTAGGAGACGGACCCGATATTCCCTGCGGTGGACCGGGTGATCTCCGGGATCAAAATACTGCCGTTGATGCGGGCCGCGGCCACATCGGCAGCCACAAAGGCGGCGGTCTGTTCCAGCAGGGCCTTTTTCACACTCGGCTGTGTTTCCATCTTCAAAACCTCCTGCTCCAGGAAGCTGACGAAGGGCTTTTCTCCCAGCGCCCACGCTCCCTGGATGTAGTTATAACGCAGCTCTACCCGCGCCACCCGTTCTGCCAGGGCCAGCCCGCCGTCGATGCGGGGGCGGCTGATGTAGACGATATGGCAGGGCTTAATGATGTGCAGCAGGGCGGAAACTTCCGTAAAATACTTCTGGTCCTTCACCGCCGCTTCGATGTACAGGGTATAGTTGGGGTAGTCCATTTCCAGCCGGTAGTTCCCCGGTCCAAACAGCCCGTCCAGCTTGTCCCGCAGAAAGTGCAGCGTGAACGGCGGGCGCAGGGCGAGGCGGTTGAGGACCCGTTTACGCCGGAACTCCAGGCTGTCGTCCGGCTCCGGGAGGATGCGTAAAATGTCTTCCCAGAGGGCGGCAGTCCCCTCGTCCATGGTCTGGACAAACAGGTTCTCCCGGACCCGGTCCATAAGCTCCGCCAACGCCCGCAGCTCGTCCCCTTCTGTCTGGCACAGGGCCTGAAAATCCAGGATCTCCCGGAACCAGAGGGGCCAGTATTGGCAGATATTGGTCTCAGCCACCCACGCGCACCTCCCCCAGCACGGGGACCTGCTGGCGCTGGCCGCTCTCCTCCAGCCGCAGGTCCGCCCCGGAGCCGTTCAGGGTCAGGCTGGTCACGTTGACCACCCCTGGGACAGCCAGCAGCGCGGCAGTCACCCGCGCGGCGTAGACCCAGGAGTCCGCACGCTCCGCCCACGCCTGCCGGATTTCCAGCAGGTAGGCGTCTATGGCCCGCTGGGCGGGTTTGGACAGCTGGCCTATGGTGTACCCCGGCCCCAGCGTCAGGACGGCGGACACGTCCACGGATACGGTTTCCGGGGCGGTCACGGTGACGGTTGCGCCGATGGGGGCAGTGCCGTAGCCAAGCCCCTGGTCAGGGGGCGGGTCTACCGTGTTCTGGACCGTCTCCACCAGCTGCTCTGAGGCGGGCATCCAGTCCGCGCCGAGGATGCTGAGTTTCACGGTCCCGCCGCCGTTCCAGGTGGGGTAGACCTGAAGTCCGCCCACGCCGTCAATGGCCAGGACCACCCGTTTATAGTCGGCGATATTGCCCCCGAAGGGCTGTTCGTTCAGCGCGTCGATGGCCCGTTTCCGGAGGCTTTCATCGTCCTCTGTATCATCGCCGGGGGTGAGGATATCGGTCAGCTCGGCGCGGGTCAGCCCCTGGATGAAGGGAATGGGCAGGATCGGGCCGGTGTACTGGTTTCCAATGGTACCCGCCGTCTCGCAGGTCATTTGATACTGCCCGTCCCCAATGCGCAGGGTGGCGGTAAAATTCACGCTCTCCCCGCCGTCGATGGTGGAGAACCGCGCCCCCAGGGGGATGTCCCTATCAAACACGCCCAGCCGCACGGCGGCGGAGGCCGGGTAACGCCGGACGTTGGCCAGCACAGCCAGCTTGTCCAGGTCACGGCCCACGGCGGTCTGGAGATAGGCTCCGTTCTGGACCTGGTCCAGCTCCAGGTAAAATTCCTCCAGGGCGTAGGCCCCGGCCCCTAAGGCGGTCTGGAGCATGGAGCCTTCCCGCTTGTCCAGGGAGCCGGGCGTCCGGTCCAGCATGGCTTGCAGCAGATTCCGGTAGGTCTTTTGGGTCAGGTCGAGCATGGTATCACCTCTTCAAAAATTCCCGCTGCTTCACCGTGCAGGCCCCGCCTCCACCGTAGTCCGCACCGGTCCAAACACGGTATCCACCGTGACGGCGGCGGTCAGGGCGGCATCCTGAAACGTATAGGCAAAATCCGAGATCCCCAAAATCCGGTTATCCGGCAAAAACGCGTCCGTCAGCCGCCTTTTCAGCTCCGACGCCGCAAACCCCGCCTCATTCCCAAGCAGGCCGTCAAAATCCGTGCCGAAATTGGGGGAGTATATCTGCCAGCGGAAGCGCTCCACATGGACGATGACCTCCACCGCCTGCCGCACGGCCTCCCAGCCGTCCCCCCGGCCCCGGAGCCGCTTTGTGACGGGGTCGGCGATCCAGGTCAGGGAGGGTTTTTCCCGAAACACTACGCCCTGGGACAGGTCCAGGTCAGATGCGGGCAGCGTTGCCATGGGCGCTCCCCCTCTCAAAGATCCGGGACAGGATAATAAACTGCTGTCCCCGCATCACCCGGAGCAGCAGGACCCGGTCCCCCGTTTTCAGCCCCCGGTTCAGGACGATAAATCCGTTTTCCACCGGCAGGGGCTTGCCGTCCTCGTAGCAGACGATGCCGTCCAGGCGCTGGTCGGAGGTGTAGGCGTCCGGCGTCAGGGCGTCGCTGGTGGAAAAACTCCCCTCGGCGGTGTCCACGGTATGGCTGTGCCGGAAGCCGGCGGTCTCATGCCGGTGGGCCAGCACGGGGAGCTTCTTTTCAATCACCGGCTCCGTCAGCCACAGGACCTCCTGGGGCAGGGGCGCCATGCTCTCCCGGAGGGTCACCTCCAGCGGGGCGGTACGGGTCACCGTCCCCACCGCCAGGTCGGACAGGCCGTAGGCGGCCATAGAGCTCTGGTTGATGGTGTGCATCACGTCGATCAGATTCACGTCGGTCCTCCCAGCTCCAGCACATCAAAATTCATGGTGTGCGCGTCATTTTGAAACGTATGGGTCACTTTTTCCAGCAAAACCAGCTGTTTCAGGTCGATGTCCCCCAGGCCGGGCACGTCCATCATCAGCATTTGCCCCGCCCGGAGCCCCAGCAGGCCCAGCGCCTCCACCTTGAGGGTGCGGCGGCGGCGGTTGTAGTACCGCAGCATGGATTTTGCCTGGGCGGCGGCCTGGGCGTCATTCAGCGCCTCGTCCACCGTCTGGTAGAGCTGCAGCAGCCCCCAGCGGCCGATATTGGCGCTGTCCACCGCCTGGAACACATCCGCTCGTCCGGTTTTCTCGTTGGGCCGGGCCAGTTTTATGGAATTATAGGTCTGTTCGTCGATGTCGGTCTTGTAGGCGTACTGCGTGAGCAGGGACCCGGTCCCCACCACGCCCTGGGCAGCCATGGACCCGGCCTCCCGGAGGGAGAGGGTCCCGGCATCGTCGAAAAACGTATAGAGCGTTCCTGTGGCCAGCAGGGTCCTCTGGATCGCTGTGGAAATAATGTCCAGGCAGGACTTCTCCTCCATGATGAGGGACGGAAGGGCAAAGCCGGTCTCGTCCATCTGGCCGGTCTGGAGCTGGAAGTCCTGGGCGATTTCCCGGATGATGTCCCCGGCGGTGCGGCCCACAAAGCAGTAGCTTGCGCTGGCCTTGAGGTAGCGCAGCTGGTCGTAGCAGGTCACGTCGATGATCCCGTACCGGTCCCGGCTTTTGGTAAACACCCAGCCCAGAAAAATGACCTGCCCCCCGGCGGAAAACCGCACGGTGTCGCCCTCCAGAAAGGAGATGCCCGACGCGTTGACCGTAAATTTCAGCGTCCCCGGAGAGCCGGTGCGGTTGGTGGTATACGTCACTTGCTGGACCTGGGGCGCGACGTCCCAGCTCCGGCCGGAGCTTTTGTTCAAAATCAGCAGCTCATAGGTCATCGGTCCACCGCCTGAAGCTGTCCTCTGGCCACCCAGCCCTTTGCCGCGCCGTCGGGGGCGGTGATGTGGGAGGGGCAGGGGCGCTGGGGGTCCCCGGCGGCGATGCGGGAGATCTTTCCCCGGTAGCCGGAGAAGGTCCCGTGTGGCTCCGCGCCCTGGCTGGAGTAGTAGAACTTTCCGTTGACGGTCACGTCCATCCCCACCGTCAGCTGTCCGGCGGGGACCGCGCGTGTGGTCTGGGCGCTGGCCTGGGCGGGCTGGCCGGGGGCGCTTTGCGAAAGGGTGACCGTCTTGGCCGAGTAGTCCCGGTACTCCGTCAGAGTCAGGTCATAGTAAAAGTCGCCGGTCTCCGCGCCGCGCTCCTCGAAGGACAGGCCGGTGACAAGCACCTCCAGGTTGGTGTCAAAAATCGGGGTCCCGTCCTCCATGTACCGGTTGGCCACAAAGCGCACCACCGCTTTTTCGGCCATAGCCGCCTGCAAAAACTCCAGGTAAAACTGCGGGGGCTGGAAGCCGCCGGAGGTCACCACAGCCATCCACTCCCCGCTGGCGGGCAGAAGCCCGGACCAGGAAATGCGCTGCAGCTTCGGGGTGCGGGGGACCATGACCGGCCCCACCCCCAGAACGTTGTACTCCCCGTTTTCGGTGTCCCGTTGGATCTGGTAGCTCTCCGGGTTCATCGGGAAGCGCAGAACGGTCCTCTCCCGCGCCAGGTACAAGCCGTATTGATTTGCCATTGCTTCCGGCCTCCTATCGTAAAGTAACGGTGATGTCAGATATAGCTCTGGTCCGTGTGGCTGGCCGCCTGCTCCACCAGCAGGCGCATGAGCGTATCCTCCAGCCACCGGGCGTCCTCCTGGAAATTCCCGGTGTTCTGGCCGTGGATGGTGATGACGGGGGTCTGGGCGGTGAGATTGATGTGGTTGACGTACCGCTGGGCGGCCATATCCACCAGCATCTGCATATCCTCCTCCGACAGGGACACGCTTCTTTTGATGGCCGCCGTGTCCCCGCCGATGGTTTTCAGCTGGCCGGAGATGCCGCCCAGCATACCGGAATAGTCTGTCAGAAAGCCGCCGCTGCCCCCACTTCCCAGCAGGTCCCCGGCCTGGAACTCGTCCAGCGCCTTGCCGATCCTGCCGCCCGCCGCGCCGAATTGGGCCATCGTATCTGCATGAGAAATCAGCTCCATACGCTGGACCTTGTACTGGTTTTCTCCAAAAACATCGTGGACAAACTCGTTGACCCCGTGCTGGAATTTCTTCACCGCGCCGGAAATATCCGAGCCAAGCAGCGCGTCGATGGCTCCGGCGGCATTGCTCACGATGTCCATGATAAAGTTGAACAGCCCCAAAAACAGGTTGGCAATGGCGGCCGCACGATTGTCGAACACGTTTGCGAAAAACTCCGCGAAGGCGGCGATCAGATTCCAGCTGGCGGCCACGAGGTTATAGCCCGTGGCGTACAGCCAGCCGGCCCCCTGGGCGATTTGTTCAAAAACCTCCTGGCTGGTCATCCCCATGGAGTACATGGCCAGAATCGCCACGCCCGCCCCCGCGGCCAGCAGCAAAAGGGGGGCGTTGGCCGCGGCCCAGGCGATCAGATGCACGGCGGCCGCGCCTGCGGAGACGGCCCCAAGGGCCAGCAGCGCCCCTGCGGCGAATTGCAGCAGGTCCGAGACAAGCCCCCAGTTCTCCGCGATCATCTGCGCCCCGCCGGCCAGCAGGTCCACCGCCCCCGCCGCCGCGCGGCCCAGCAGCCCAAAACCGGAAATCAGGCTGTCCAGGGCGGTCTGGCCCAGCTCGCTGTTCAGCAGGGCGTTGAGCTGTTCCAAGGCCGGTTCCATGCTCTTGACTGCCGCGTTTCCGGCCATCGTCCACGCCTGCTCATAGGTGAGGGGGATCGCCTCAAAGGCGGCGTTGGTCTCCTCCGCCGCTTGGAACAGGGCGTTTTTCACCACCTGGGCGGTGATCTTCCCCTCGCTGGCCAGCTCCCGCATCCCGCCCACGGACACGCCCAGGTACTTTGCAATGGCCTGCGCAATGGTCGGGGCCTGCTCCAGCACGGAGTTCAGCTCCTCGCCCCGCAGCGCCCCGGCGCTCATGGCCTGGGTGAGCTGGAGCATGGCGGCGTCCATGCCCTGGGCGCTGGTCCCGGCCAGGGTAAACTGCTTGTTGAGCTGTTCGGCAAAGGCCACCAGCTCCTGGCTGCTGGAAAAGGCGTCGGGGGCCATGGTGCCCAGCTTGGCCGCCAGGTCCACCGTGCCCATATAGTCCCCTCTGGAGCGCTGGGCCGACTGGTAGAGCATATCCCGCAGCTCCGGGGTGGTCTGCCTCCCGTCGTTCATCCGGTCCAGCCGGGCGGTGTTCTGGGTCATGGCGTCGCTCAGGGCAACAAACCGCTGGGCGGAGCGCAGGCTCACATAGGCCCCCGCCAGCGCGCCCAGCTGCCGGGTCAGGCCGGAGGCGGCGGACGCGCCCCGGCGCAGGCTGGCGTTCACGCGCTCCTGGTCCTGGACGGTCTGGGCGGCGGTCCGGGCCGCTTGTGCGGCCGCGTCTGCCAGGGCGGCGCTGGCGTCTGTCAGGGCGGCGCTGGCCGACACGGCCTGATGCAGGCCGTTCAGATAGCGGGACATGGTGGCGGAAAACCGGTCCAGCAGGACCAGCTCTTCCCGGATGGCGGCCATCAGGCGTCAGCTCCTTTCGTTTTTTGTCTGGACTGGATCTCTTTCCGAGCAAAAACCAGCAGGCATATTTTTTCCCGCGGGGAGAGCGCACAGACCCGCCCCGGCTCCCAGCCGTGGTTCAGGAACATGTAGTAGGCCAGGACGGTGTCCGGGTCCCCGCGGCCAATCAGTTTTTTGCCTGCTCCTCCAGTTCCTCCTGGCTGCTGTCCAGGCCGGACAGAGCCAAAATCGCCTGGGTCAGCCGCTGGAACTCCCCCACCAGCAGCAGCTTGCCGGGGACCTCCAGGGGGTTGAGGGTCTTGCAGGCCGCGCAAAGCTCCTGGGCCTTGAAGTCCGGGGTGACGGTGGCGGCCACGATCAGCCGCCGTCCGTACTCGATCTTATCCAGCTGCGCCTCCCCATGTCTGGCCCCGCGGGTGGACTGCCGGATGAGCTGTTCGTTTTCCTCCTGGGTTAGGGGCCGTATGACGAAGGGGACGGGCTTGCCGTCCTTTCCCGTAAAGCGCCTGGAGATGAACACCTCCTCCGGCTCCGCGGCGGCGGCGGGGTGCAAAAACGCGGTGAGATCACACATAACACACACTCCTCTCTTATTCCGTCCCCAGGGCGGCGGGGGCGGTAAAGGCTTCCAGCACCTCGAAATCCTCGAAGCTGAAGCTGAATTCAAAGGTCAGCATATCCTGGCTGTCGTCCAGGATGGCGATAGGGATGTCCCCGGTCAGCTGGCAGCGGTACAGGGCCACCGTCTGCACCCCCACAGAGGAGGCCTTGTCGTCGTTGGTCACCTGCATATCGAACCGGGGCATCGCCCCCGTGCGGATGTATTCCGCGGCCATCTGGACAAACGCGGAGGTATAATAGTACATGGTCCCGGTGCCGGTGAGCTTGGCCCCGCCGGGCTTTTGCTGAATGCGCTTGGTCCCGATCACCTTCATATCGCTGCTGGCAATGTTGGCGCGGGCGTCAATCTTCTTGGCCCCGAATAACTCCTGGATCTGGCCGTCTCGGATCATCACCGCGGTCCCCGCCGCGCCGTGGACGGTGTCCCGTTCCAGTAAAAAACTCATACTCTCCCCCCTTTAGCGCACTGTGACCGTCAGGTATATCTTCTCGACCGCGCCGGCAATCAGAAGGGCGATAGCAATGACGATGCTGTCCGCGCTGCCGCCCTGCTCCACGGTCACATCGGCCGCCTCCGGACGGGCGCGCAGCGCGCCTTTCTCATACATAGTTTTCAGATAGCCCAAAATCGCGGCCTGGAACAGCCCCCGGCCCGCCGGGTCGTTTTTGACCTTGCCCAGGTAGTTTTGGGAAAATTCCCGGTACAGGTCGTTGGCCAGAGAGCTGCACACCCGCATGGTCAGATTTTTGCAAAAGACCGGGCCAAACTCCGGCGTGCTGGTGGTCTGGGTGTTCACGTCCGTCTCGATCCGGACGGCGTCAAATTCCTGGGCAAGCACGATGCTGCCCGCCAGGATCTCCTGCTCAATCTGGGTGCCGGTCCGCTTCACGGTCACATCCACCGCGCCGGGGTAGGCCGCGTAGGTCAGGCTCTGCCAGTACTGTGCCCCGGCCTGCGCGCCCGCCAGCCACCAGACCACCTGCTGGGGCTCCAGCCGGGCGCCGTCCTCCAGGACCACGCCGGTGTTGGTGCTGATGACAAAGCGGCTGTCCACATTGCCTGCGCCGGAGGTGACCAGCTGGGTATACCGCCCCTCCTGCCCGGCCAGGCGCTGGACAAAGGCGGCCATCGCCGCCCGCACCGTGCTGTCGGTGCCGTCGTAGGCCAGCACGTCGAAGGAATAGGGCTCCAGGGCCTCCAGCGCCGCCGCATACGCGGAGGACTGGACGGTCCCGTCCGCGCCGCCGGTGAGCGCGACCCCCGCCGCCGCGGTCAGAGGCCCCTCCCCGGAGAACGTCACCCAGCGGTTGGCGGTCAGCTCCGATGCCGCCCGGACGCACTGGCTGTCCACCGCCTCCCCGTCCACGATGGTCGTGACCGTAAACGACCCGGCCTCGTCCACCCCGGCGGAAATTTTTGTGGAAATATCGTTGCCCCGGACGCCGGGGTACCGGGCCGTGACGGTGAGTCCGGACAGGCTGGCGGAGGCGGCGGCCGCCCCCTGGGTTTTGAGCCGGTACAGCAGGACCTTCTGGGGGCCGCTGGTGACGTTGGTCCCCTTGAACATCTCCCGCAGCCACAGCGCGCCGGTATGCTCCCCGGCGTATATGGGCGTCACCTGCCCCACCGGCCCCCAGGACAGCGCCTTGGCGATGGCCACCGTCCCGCGGGCGCCTAAAGGCACGCTCTGGCCGCCCTCGCTCCTGAAATTGACGTACACGCCCGGACGGACTTTATTGGGGGCGCTCCAGGTCCCTCCCGCCATCAGGCCTCACCGCCTTCCGCAAAAAATTGGTCCAGCACCGCGTTGGCCTCTTCCAGCGAATACGCGGGCCGGGTGAGCAGTACGCGGGTAAAATCCCGCTGGCGGCCGGACAGGGCCTTGCTGTTCAGCAGCGCTTCGGTAGGGTATTGGGGGGCCGCTTTTTTTGCCATTATATTACCTCCTCACGGTAGGCCTGGATGGACCTCATGAGGACGGCGTCCTCCTGGCGGCTCACCCAGAGCTTCAGGTCAAATGTATAGTGCAGCGCGTCCTCCTGGACGGTCCAGTGCCGGTCGTAGGTCCGCAGCAGCGCCCCCTGACAGGGGAACAGCTCCAGGTGCCCGTCCAGGATCTCCGCCGCGTCCATGTACTGGTCCTGCATATCCGGGCGGTTGAAGTCCACCAGGTACACCAGGTCCAGCCCCAGCTTGCGCAGAAAGCGCGGGCCGGTTTTCCCCGTGATCCTGGCGTGGGTTTTTTGCAGAAACAGCGCCGGGAGCTGGGTCCCCTGCTGGTTCGGGTTGTCGTAGAAGGTCACGCCGGGGAGATGGGGGGCCAGATGTCCGGCCAGGGCCGCGGTAAGCTCTTGCAGCGTAAAACTCACAAAAAAATCTCCTTTCCCAGGGCTTCCAGCCCGGAAGCCGCCGCGTCCTCATAGGCCTGGACGGCCTGCTCTTTCATGTGCAGGCCGGGGACATAGCCGGTCTTAGTCCCGACGGTCAAGCCCACATTACGGGACAAATCGCGGGAGAGAAGCCCGCGGCTGTCGATATATAGCCCCGGTACAAAATGCCGGTCCATCCGGTGCCCGTCGTTGACGTAGCTGGCGTACTCTTTCTCGTTGGCCAGGAGGGACGTATAGCGCCCGCCGGTCCGGACCGGCTCGGTCTGGCTGTCGGAAGCCCAGTGCTGGGCCAGCTCGCCGGTTATCATGTTCACCCCCCGGAGCGCATCCCCGCCGTTGGGGGGCGTGCAGGCCTGGGCCTCCTCCACCGCCCGCAGGGCCGCTCCGCGGGCGATGTCTTGAAGCCGGGCTTGCAAACCGGCCTGGCGTGTTTGCAGCACCTCCAGCCGTGCCCGCAGCGCGTCACCGAACATATTCCAGCTCCAGCAGCGGGATCTCCTGGTGGGCCAGGCCGGGGACCACTGCTCCGAACGGCTCGTAGAACGGCGCCGGCTCCCCGGCAAAGGCCCGGATCTCCCGCGGCGTTTGGCCCAGACCGCCCCCCCGTGTGATTTTCAGCTCGTCCCCGGCCCGGATGTCCGCCTGGTTTGCACAGGCCAGTCTGTCTTCTCCGCGAAAATAGGCGGCGGTGGACTGCATGTTGGGGCCGTGCCCGCCGCTCCGGTAGACCCGGCAGGGCAGCCCCCGGACAGCCAGCGTCCGCGTCTGCTTGGTGAGACTGCCCTCCTTCACGGACTGGACCCGGTAGACGTCCGCCCGGTCCGTGTACCAATCTGCGTAATTCATAAAACGCAGCTCCCTCCCATCCCGATCAATCTGGCCCGTGCGGCCAGCATCTGGCCGTACTGCGTGGCGTTCAGGTCCCCCCAGTCTGCCGTCGCCCTGGTCAGCGCATCGGTGTCATAGCTCACGGAGCTGTCCCCCAGCTGGGCGGACTTCACCACCCCCACCAGCGCCCCCGACGCCGCCGCCTGGGCGGGGGTGCTGCTGCTCTCGGAGTAGGTCCGCAGGAACAGCGCGGCATAGTGGGCGGTATGGAGCCCGGCGGCATATCTCCAGCCGTCCCCCCAGCGCTCCGGGGAAATGGCGGCGTTGGCCTGGGCGAGCAGGCCGTCCAGAATGGCCGGGGGCAGGAGCGGCATTTGTGCCGCGTCGAAAAACTGGGGGAAATCCGCCTGGAAAAGCTCTGCGGTATAGCTGCCCCGGCCCTGGGAGAGGTTGGCCGCGGCGGCCCGCACCCCGAAAAACTGCGGCTTACTTGGAAGCATCCTGTTTCTTGGCATCCTGTTTCTTGGGGAGGACCAGCTTGCCGTCGGCCACCAGGGCCTTGAAATAGGCCGTCTTGGGGACCCAGTCGGGCACGGGGCCGATGTAGTCCCGGCGCAGGGGGCAGACCTGGGACCGGTCGGGGCTGTGAATGACGATATTGCGCCGGCTCATCACGATCATGTTCCGCACCTCCCCTTAAATGCCGTCCACATAGAGGGCGGTCTGGGGGTAGAACATCTCCACCTCGGAGATATTTCCGGCGTAGGCGGTGTCGTAGCAGAAGTCGGTGGCGTTGGGCTGCGTCAATGCCCGGTTCAGGGGGACCAGCTCCTCTACCTGGACGAACCGCTCGTCGTTGTTGTAGACCATCATGCGGTCCGTGCCGCCGGTGCCCGCCCCCTTGTTCCAGCGCGTTGCCCCGATGTACAGGGACTGGCCGTTTTTGGCGGCGATGTTATTTTTCTGCACAAAGTCCAAAAGCGTCTCCGTCGCCAGGTCCGTGACCATCGTTGTCATCAGATAGCTGTACTGCGGGAAGGGCAGGAGGATGTGATTGGGCATGGCGGTCTGGTCGTACTCCGCCGCCGCCCAGGCGGTGTGCAGGGCCTCGTTGATGTCGGCCAAGATCTGCTCCTTGCTCTTGTCGGCCCACTTCGTGGAGCTTCCGGCGCCGGTGGCGGCGGCCATCGTCTCGGCCACGTCGGGGTTGTTGAGCAGGCCGGTGGTCTTGTACCGGGGGAAGCCCAGATAGACGTTTTCGTCCATATGCTTGTCGTAGGTCAGGCGCACGCCGTTCTGGAGCAGGCTGTCCAGGGAGCGGCCGATGTGATTGGCCTTCTGCATATCCACCCACATGATGCGCAGGGCCACGGCAAACACGTGGGCCTTATAGGTCCCCTTGTCCAGATCCGCCTGGACGATGGGCAGGCCGTTGGCGCCGCCCGCCTGGATGGGGCCGTCTCCGGAGCCGCCGGCCACGCCGTAGCCCACGGACTGCGCGGAAATGAAATCCACCCAGCCCCCGCCGGTGCGCACCACGATGTCGCGGGGATAGGTCACGCTGGTCAGGGGTTCCCGGAGCCTGGCGTCCCGTTTCTCCAGCTGGGACACCAGGAAGGCCTGGCCCGACGCCACCCCTGCCGCGTCCATGATGGGGCTTACGCCGGGGGCCGCGCCGCCGGTCTGGCCGCCGGAGCTGATGATACCGGCGTCGAACGTGCCTACGTTTTCAAATTCAGCCATATGTTTTCCCTCCTATTCACGCGTTGTTCAGGGTCAGGATGCGCAGCCCGGCAATGCCGTTTGCGTCCGCGGGGCCGTCCCACTGGCAGTTGGACAGCTGCACGGTGTTGTTCCCGTCCGCCGCCGCTTCAAAGCCGCCCACCACCCCCGTCGGGATGGACGCGTTTGCGGTGGTCCGGAGATACACGGGTCCGGCCAGCTTGGGAGTCCCTGCGCTGCATTTCACGTTGATCGTCCCCCGCATGAATACGGAAACCGCTTCGCCGGGGGCGTAGGCTCCCGTGCCTTGGTCCAGGTAGTGCAGGGCGCTTTTGACCTCCTGGGCCGCCACGCCCACGAATTTGGCGGCGGTGGACCCGGCCCCCATTGGGACCACGGCCCCCGCGCCGTCGTACTGGAGGGGCGTTCCAAACAGGATTTGGGCGTTGCCGCCGGCGGGGCGGGTGTGGACGATACTATCCGGCTGACGGGCGTAGGACCCGGCGCAGCCGTGGGGCATCGCCATGCCGATGGTTTGCGGATACAGTCCCATAGTCAGGCCTCCTTTTTCATCTTGTGGGGGTTGCGGGCGGCGTAGGCCGCCTCAGCCTCCCGGCACAGCTGCTCAAAGCTCCCGGCGGCAGGCCCGCGGGCCGCGGCGCTCGCGTGGTCCTGGACGGCGGCGGTGATCTGGGCCAGCTTGTCCGGCTCCTCCAGAACGGACAGCAGGCTGTCAGACACCTGGGTACGGACCGCCGGGTCCTGGATGCCGGCCACCGCGGGGCGGATGGCCTTGATAATGGCGGCCGCCGCGTCCTTGGCTTCCGGGGAGAGAGGGGCGGCCTTGTCCTCCGGCTTGTTCTCCGGCTTGGCCTCTGGCGTCTTCTCCTCTTGGCTGGCTTTGCGCTCCAGAGCGTCCAGACGCTCCAGGATCTTCTCCAGCGCCGCGTCCGCCGCGGGCGGTTCTCCCCCGGCAGGCGGTTCTCCCCCGGCAGGCGGTCCTTCCCCGGCGGGCGGTTCGGGCTGGACGCTGGGGTTGGCGTCCAGGGCGGCTCCGGCGGTCTGCACCAGACCGTCCAGCTCCTCCGGCTGGGCGTCCTTTGCCGCCAGCCCAAGGGCGGTCAGGATGGCTTTTCCAAACTCGTTCATATACGTTCCTTTCCCCGCCTGTGCGGCGGCGTCTTGTATTGCAACATCGCGGCCAGCTCTGCCCTTAGGCACGACGGCCACGTGATTGCCGCGGATATTTTTTTGCCGGTAGCGCCCGTCCGGCAGAGGGAGCCAGGTGCAGTCATAGCCGCAGCTGAGTTCCCGCTTCCGGCCGCTGCGGATGTCGCTGGCCAGGGCCGGGTCGAAGATATGCAGATCGCCAATCACCTGCCGGCCCGACCGGCGGATATGCTCCACATGGCCCCTCACATAGGGGGCGGCGGTCTCGGCGGTGAGCAGCCGGGGCGGGTGGCCGTCGGTGACGTAGGCTCCCTCGAACGACGCCAGCGCGGCGGCGTCAAACACGTCCTCCGCCTCCCGGACCACCTTGACCACGCGCTCCGGGTCGCCGTCCAGCCCCAGCTCACAGGCCAGATACTCCATTTCCCCCGTGCGGGCGATGGGCGCGTCGGTGCAGATGATACTGCCGTCCGGTTTTTCCACGATATGCTCCGACAGCTTTGTGCCATAGTAGGCGAGCATGGGTCATTCCTCCCGTCCAAAAGAAAGGGGGCAGCTCTTGAGTTTTTCTCAGGAGCTGGCCCCAGTTGGTGTGTTTATGAAATTGACGATGCGAGGGTTTGTTCGGTCACGAATCTTCCTCCGTAAAGAGATGGGCATATTTTCTTTGAAGCGCTTTAATCTCTGTGCTGAGCTTTCGGTGAGCATCTCGAAGTGTCTCATGGGCAGGAGAGTCTTGCCCATTCCAATTGGGATATTTCGCGTCCTCTGTGTCCCACAGCTCCATATAAGCATCCCATAAAGCTTTATGCTTTTGGGAATATACAGGATAATCTGGATGGTTCTTATTCACGGGCATCCCGCTTCCTTCTTTCGTAAACAAATCCATATTCGCGGCTTAGCCTCCGCATGGTTTCATGGAAACCATCTAGGTCTATATCAATTTCCCCTGCATCAGAAAGCTCATATATGTCGGTTTGGTAAATCTCTTTAAATCTATGATACACTACATCAGGTCGAGCCGCAAGGGTTTCCGGGATTCTCTGCATACTATACTCGTACAAATAATCAGATGCACTGGAATAAGCAGCATTACTTTGGAAGAAAAACCGCACATCTGCGGCGCTGAATGAGAACCAGGTCTTTGCCTTTGGGTGATTATGATAGGAATATGACCCGGCAAGACTGCTTGGGATTGCCGATGGATTTACTGCCCCGCCGTCTCCAGAAACCCGCCACACCTTGCCATCTTGGGTAACCGTGTGGCTGACCTCATAGCTCAGCCCAACACTCTCCCGTTCGGCCCTGGCCAGCTGTGCCAGAACAGCTTTTTTATCCGCAAAGTTCACCGCCCCAACCTGCACTGGAATCCCTGGCGGCGCAGTCTCGTTGTGTACACTCTGTCCAGAAAAGCCCGTGCCGCGTTTCCGGTACGCAGCAAGCCAGCCCTTGTATTTCTCATCCCCCGCCCGCTTGTGCCGCAGGAACGTCTGAAACGTTTTGGGCGCCCGGTCCCCCAGCGCGGTCCGGTAGTTCTCCCACTGGCGGTAATCCGCAAGCCACTTCGCCCGGTCCCGCTCTTTGGTCCGGTACGCCTCGATCTGCGCCTGGGTGCGGGGGTCGCGGGTGACGGGGTTTTTCTGCAAGCTGGAGAATTCTTTTATGTTCCGTATCTCCTCCGGACTGCGCCCCATAGGGGTCCAGGGGGTGAGCTGGTGCAGGCAGTTGGGGTGGATGTTCCAGAACGGCTCCCCCAGGGCCGCGGAGAGGGGCGGGAAATCCGGGTCCGCGCCGCTCTTGGAGTACACCCGGCCCTCCAGGGGGGCGCACAGCTTGCAGGTGGTCCCGTGGCGGCTGATTTTGTACAGATCCTGCTCCGGGTCCCGGGTCAGGACGGACAGCACCTCCGCCTGCCGGGAGGTGGTCCGCAGCACCATGCTGCCGTAAGTATGCAGGCTCCAGCGCCTCCCCGCCCGGTCGATAAACGCGGTGACGCCATCCCGGCGCAGGGCCTCCACAAAGCCGGGGACCGCCCGGAACAGCCCCTGGCCTTTGGCCTGGGCCAGGGCCGTCTGGGACAGCCCGGCCGGCCGGAACCTATCGTTCTCCCGCCGGCCCAGCAAGGCACGCTCCAGGGTGGCGTACACGGTCAGATCGCCCTCCACGACCTCCCCCATCAGGTTCATCACCAGCCGGTTGACAATGTCCGTCTGCTCGCCGGTGAGAACACAGGCGTTCAGATAGCCCCGCCGGTGTTTTTCGGCCGTCTCCGGAAATTCCAAAGTTTTACGCGCCTCCGGGTGGTGAACGTAGAACTGCCGCTCGACCATCTGGGGGACGTATTTCCAGCAGTCGTTTTCCAGCTTGCGCAGAATGGCCTGGACACGCTCCAGGGCGGCTTCCGCGTGGTAGTCGGTCAGGCCCCGGCTCCTGAGCCGGCCGATTTCGTTCACAATGTCCGTTTCGGCCTGGAGGAACAGGCCGGTCAGGAGCTTCAGCAGGTCCCGGTTCATGGGTCAAGCCCCAGCCCCGCCAGCGGGTCCCGCAGGGCGGTCACGTCCTGATAGGTCCTGCCCTTGTTGGCCGCGATTTCCTCGTCGGAGATGGAGTCGAACAGCCCCGTTTCTTTTGCCAGCTTTTTCAGCTCCATCTGGGCGGCGCCGGCGGTGAGCAGGCCGGACTGGAAGGCCGAAATGACAGTCTCGGTTTTGGCCTTTGCGATGTTCGCCAGCTCGTCCGCCTTAGGCGTCCACAGAGGCGGGAACGTGATCTCCAGCCCCTCCGGCAGCTCCCCCCAGGCCGACAGGGCCAGCACCGGCAGGAGCTGTTCCAAAATGGGCCGCAGGCGGTTTTCCCGCAGGGTGTCGATGTAGTCCAGGTAGTTCTGCATATCGCTCTCCCCGGTGGCGTTCATACCGGCGGGGGCGCGTCCAAATAACTTGGTCATGGGGATGCGGCTGGCCCCGGACAGATCCAGGCACATGGCCTCGTAGACCTCCTCCAGACCGGTGAACGTATACTGGTTGTTCTTCACCTGGTCGCCCTTGTTCACCAGCTGCATCCCGAAGTTGGATTTCAGCACACTCTGGGCCTGCATCATCTCCCAGAACCGCCGCTGGGTCTCCCTGGAGGAGAGGGAGAAGAGCTGGTCCAGATTCTGGACCTCCATGGTGTCGGTATTGGCCCGGAAGGTCAGCGCCGCCATGTTGGCCGCCACGTTGTCGTGCTTGACCACGTCCTGGTAGAGGGCCTCCACCTCGGATTCGCCCCAATACAGCTCCGCCATGCGTTCCAGGCAGGGCAGCTCCCGGCCAATGAAGCGGATGAGCCGGGAGTGGTGGACCCGCGCTGCGGCGGCCCCGCCCTCCCCGCAGATGGTGTAAAACTCCGGGACCATACGCCCCCGGCCGTCGCAGACCAGCCCCAGCTCCGGGGTGATGCCGCACCAGCGGTCCAGGATGTAAAGCCCCTGAAAACTCCCCGGCAGGATCAAATCCAGGTCCAGGGGGCGGTCCAGCATGGATTCCTGGCCCCGGAGCAGGATAAGCCCCGCCGCGCCGCCGTACAGACGCCCCCAGCGCAGCCCCTCGTTCAGGCTCTCCCGCAGGGCTGTCGTCCGCTGCACCTGCTCCAATGCCAGCAGGCGGTCGGGGTCCAGAGGGCCGGAAAGCGTGAACCACTTGCGCAGCATATCGTCCGGAATGATGCCGATGACGTTCTGGACCACCCAGTTGTCCCGGTACAGGGAGTTGAGCAGGGCATAGCTGCCGGTCAGCCGGGTCAGGGGGTATTCCGTCGCCTCCAGGGGCGACTGGGACCCGAAGCCCAGGCGAAACAGTGGATTGGAATACAAGCTAACCCTCCTCCCCGTACCGCCATCCCGGCAGGCAGGTGTTCACATAATACCGCAGCGCGTCCGGGCCGTGGTCCAGGTTTTTTACCGGCCTCTCCACGCCCATCGCCGCCGCCTTGCTGTCCCACACATAGCTCTGAAGCTCCCCGATCAGCCCTGGGCAGCGTTCCGCGTGGATGCGTAATACCCGGCGGGCAAGCAGGGCGCTGACGCGCCGGATGCCGTCCAGCACGACGTTCTCGCCGGGTATCACATACACGCCCCTGCGCCGCAGGGCCTCAATGAAGCTGGCCGCCGACGGGTCCACCACGGCGGGGCAGAAAAACTGGGGGTCCTCCCCGCGGAATTCCAGGAACGCGTCCGCGTACTCCTGGTCGGTTTTCTGCGAAAACTGCGCCCGGCTGTCCCAGCGGTACTCGTTGTCCGCCCAGACCGTCTCCCCGTCGTCGTAGAGGTCCAGCAGGACAAACGGATTGGCCGTGCCGTAGTCGCAGGCGATATGCCGGGCGGCCAGGTAGGGCAGGCCCTGGGGGCGGGTCTGGTCCGTGTAGGTGTGGACCTCCGGGTCGAACATATCGTAAATCAGACCGTCTCCGGCGGTCCACTCCCCGTCGATATAGCGTTTTTTGAATACCCCCGTGTAGAGGCTCCGGTACATCTCCAGGGTCTCCGGGGACAGGCTGGGGTTGTCCTCCATGCGGAAATGCAGATGGGTGGCGTTTTTCTCCGCAAGCTTTAACAGCCACTCCTTGCGGAACCAGTGTTCCGGCACGTCCGGGTTGCAGTTGAACCACAGCTTCGCCCCCGCCACGGAGCACCGGGCCAAGGCCTGCTCCACAAAGGACCGGGGCATCAGGGCCGCCTCATCCAGCAGCACCCCCGCCAGCGTGACGCCCTGGATCAGCATGTAGCTGGACTCGTCCCGTCCGCCAAAGACGTAGAACCGGTTGGATTTACACCCCCGCGTAACGGTAAGCACGTGGTTGGACCGGCAGTAATCCAGCCCGAAATTTTTCTGAAGATAGCCCACCCCCAGCAGGGGCTGAATGATATTCCGCTCCGCGCTGCCCACGGTCTTGCCGCACAGCCCAAAGCTGCGCCCGTCGAAGGCCCCCATGGCCCACAGCAGGAAGGACAGCGACATGATGGAGGTCTTGCCGGACCGGACCGCGCCGTCACAGATCAGGGCCCGTTTCCCCGTGTACGGCCACCGCAGGATTTCCAGCTGTTTCGGCGAAAGCATCCCAGCCCACCTCCTTCAGGCTCCTGGTGATGGGGTCGTCCTCCTGGGGACCGGCCGCCGTATTCTCCGTTTTCGTACTGTACCCGTGCCGGCTCATCCAGAGGGCGGCCAGCTTTGGGTCGAGGACGCCCAGCTCGAATTTCATCCGGGCGTCCACCTCGCACTCCTCCTTCATGCGCGTAACGGTGTCCGGATACTGCTTTCCGTAAGTCTCGTAGAACGCCGACCGGGCCAGCCCCGCCCACATGCAGAAGCCCTCAATGGTGCAGGTCACGCTGCGCCTGAGCTCCGCGGAGACGAACTCGGAATTTTTCGCGCTGAAATCGTGGGTCAGCACCTTTTGGTCGCCGCACCAGGCTTTGTACTCATCCCACGCCGCGCGCAGGGCCTTTGCGCTTTTGAACCTGCGGGGTCTGCCCGCTGCACCCATAATTTCACCATCCTTCCCGAAAATCAGAAATGCGCCCCGGCTGTCCGGCGGCGCATTTCGTATGGTAGCATTATAGCACTGCGTTCCGGAAAAATCGCCCGGTTTTTTTCCGGACTTTTTTACTCTGTCTCAGTGACCCCATAGAGGGCCAGGGTGAAATGCCGCAAAGCCTTGTCCCGCCTATCATAGACGGCGCTTTTCTCCAGGCTCAGGCTCTCGCACAGAGCCTCGACAGCCCCCTTTGCCCGATGGATGTAAAATCGGTCCAAAACAAGTTTTTCCTCCTCGCCCAGGACCGCCAGCGCCTTGTCCACCTGGGCCGTCCACAGACGGGCCTCCTTCAGCCGCCGCTTCAGCTCGTCCCGCAGGACGATGTTGGACAACACGCAGTCCTCCCGCGTGCCGCCGCCTCCGGACACGGGGGCGTTTTCTGTGCTGGCGCTGCGCAGGCCCGTATACGCCGACTCCAGGCGCTTGATCTCCCGGGGTATGTTCTCCAGGGCCTGCCTGTGGGCCTCGTAGTTTTTCAGCTTGTCGATTGCCTCTCGTTTCCAATTCATTTCAAAACCTCCAAAATCCCAAACGTCTGGGGATTTGCCTATCGTTGGATCTCCTCCGCGCAGACGTAGATCCCCGGCGTCTCGGCCCAGAACTTTTCGCAGATCTCCGAAGCCACCTGCGCGTCGTCCTTCCAGAACCCCGCGGCGGTCATGCAGTCCTTGAGCAGCTTGTTCAGGTTATCCGTGTCCGGCCTGGTGACCCGGTACTCGCCGTCCCCGTGCCGCCCCCTGGGGAAGCACCACTTCACCAGCAGGCGCACAGCCCCCTCCAAGGGCCGCTCCGGCCTGTGCCCGGCCAGATGGGCCGTCAGCTTGGACCGGGCCGCCGCTACCTCCGGGGGGTCGTAGCTCACCGGCTTGCCCTTCACGACCCGCCATTTCTTTTCCTGGTGCGTGGCGGTGGGCGGGCGCATCGGCATAAAAAACTCAAGTCTCATGCTCTTTACCTCGTTAAAGTTCCGTTTATTTTTTCTCGCGGATGTACTGGGCGGGCATCCCCTCCCGTGGGGGGGGGGGGGGTCCTAGCCACCCCCCCCCCCAAGGGGGGGGGCCGGACCGAGGGGGGGGCCCG